ATTCCAATTGCCGAATAGCATTGAACTAGCAGAGCCAGCACCCAAGTTACTTGGCATAGCGTTTGTAACAAGGACTCTGTATCCGTTCATTGTTCCGTCAGCTTCCAGCAAATAACCGTTTGTGTGTATGGTTGCGTCCTTCGGGTTCGTCTTTAAGGCTCCGATGACCTTACTGTTGGTGACATAAGCAGCATTGGAAATGTCAGCGTTGTTCGCGGCTACGCTGGTTTCCATTGACACCACGCCAGACCATGTGGGCGACTCTATACTAACGAGTTCAACACCATCGGTATATAGAACACCAGCCGGAGCATTGGTCAGACCGGAAGCACCAGCCAACGCAGTCTCATCGATCTTGCTGGAAATTGCGAGGTTTAGGTCTTCCCTCAGAATTGCGTCAATGGCGGGGTTGACAGCTTGTGCCAGTAGCGTCTTGCTTGCCGCCATTGGAGCGTAAAGCAACTTTGGCGACATCGTTACTGCGTCGGTTGATAGTTGTGTTAGGACACTCGATGAGTTTGTCTCGCTCACCCACTGCGCAGTTGAACCGGTCGAGGCTTTGGGGATGCTGATTGAGTCCGTCAATCCTGCGTAGATTCTGGCACCCAACTGTCCAACAACACTCTTGTTGCGTAGCAGTTGAATATAATCACTTCCCCAATTGTCAGTGTAAACTAGGTCATTTGCACTTGTGGTCGTTGAAGCAGCGTCAACACGGGTTGCCAACACGTCAAACGGAATATAAACGCCACGCGCCTCTCGACCGGTCATATTACGGACAGCCTGTGACGCTTCCCGCTCCAACCCAGCTTTGCTCCAATCGTTGGTGAGCATAGCGTTAATCGCTCTTGCGATTGAATAGTTGCGAACTTCCTTTTCTGTCATATCAATGTTTGGGGTCTTATCTTCCATCTTAATTGGCTCCTTTTCTACTTTATCCATACGCTTTAGAACTTCGTCTTGAAATTCTGCCACGCTTCTTTCGCTGTTAATAAATGTATCAATCATCGTGTCAACTTCTGGTAGTAAATGCCTAACGTTGTTGGCAACTGCTCTTATGCCAGAGGCTCTTTCTCTCTCAGATTTTGTAGCGTCAGCAAGGATTTTCTTTTCAATTTCCTTGATTTGCTCATCGGTATATTCTTTGGACATACTCTTTACTTCCTTTGTCTCAAGTTCTTCTATGAGAACTTCATTTTCTGTCTCTGTGTCAGAACGCAAACCAATAGTATGATCGGCGGGGATACTCACAATGGATATTTCATGGGGTGCCCAATCTGTAACACGGTATATACCTAACCCATCTTCCCTTGTACCCTGCTTCACAACTTTGTTTATACGATATCCAACACTAACGTTTTTTCTTATTCCATCGGCAACATCATTAAGTATTTCTTGTCCGTTCGTGTTTTTACTAAACCGAACCTCACAACGTCCAACTCTGGAAGTTGGGTCAATCCATACTTTTTCTATGATGCCAATTTGCTTGTCGGGGTCGTGGTTTAGTAAAAGAGGAAGTGAGTTTGTTTCAACTCTTTCCATACTTACCGCTCCCTCGCTATGGTCGAGGATTTCTATACCCCACTCTCTTTCATATTCAACTTCAGACGAAAATGTAAATTCCGCCTTACGGTTTTCTTCGTCTATAGTGTAATTCTTTTCTACACCAAAAGTTCTATGTTGAGGCTTGAGCTTCATTGTCTGCTTCCTCCTGTGTATAAGTATCAGTTAAATTATTTTGCGTGGGCTTAGGTTGTTCCTTTTTTAGTCGTGCTTGTTCCATTTCATAATCAAGCCCAAGCCGTTCGCTAATTGTTTGTTTGGATTTAATACCCATTTCATTATATAGTTTATCGGCGTTTGCGTCTTTCTGTGGATCAATACTCACCCACTTATGCGTAACCCACCCAACATTTGCAAACCTATCCAGTTCTTCAAGACCGACAACCCTACCAGCAAGCACAATCTTCTTTCTCAATATCTGCTGGAACAACCACTTTTCATAAATTGGAGCTACTACTTTTTCTATCATAAATAGTTGTAGATTTCTCCAATGGACCTTGGCTTCCTCAAGTCCCACTCTTGCCGTTGAGTAATTAACTTCGGCTAGGTCTTGAGCCATTAAGAAATATGGTATTCCAAGGGACGCACTTACAGAGCGCAACATATGTTTGACAAATTCTGGCAGTTCTCCGTCTGGATACTTTGTGTCTATTTTTTCGAACTTCCACGTATCCGGCAATATACCTATCTGTCCAACCTCTACGCTTTGTGTCAATTCTCCAATACTACCTTGTCCATCGGCAGGATCATACCCATCGCCGTCTCTGTAGTAGTTGCCAACAACTTCCGCACCGTAGCGAGCATTTACAAGAGCAGCTTCCTCATAACTATCAAGCATCTTGAGGCGGTTTAGAGTGGAAGCCAACACAGGCACACCCCTCGTTTGTTCTGGATATTCCCTCTTGAATGCGTGGGTAATTTCCCTTTCTGGTATGCGTAGGTAGCTCTTGTTGTTTTCTGTCCAAACCGCCCCAACTCCCTTATTGTCTGTCTTGAAATGATACGCTACTGGGCGTCTCCATTTGTCCAACTCCACACCCATAACAATTTCATTGCCGTTATTCAGCTTATGATTTAGTTGTGTATCGCAAAGTTCTGGGTCAATTACTTGGATGCTATAACCCCATTGTCCAGCTTCTTTGCCCTCTATATGCCGAATAAACACTTCCCCGTCTGTCAGATACACATTCATTATATGTTGTTGTATCTCTATCCAATTTGAGTAATGGGTAATATCTACATTCTCGGCTTTCTTTCCCCAAGACTTCCACAGATACAACAAGTTCTGATTAGCCAAATCGTCTGGATTGCCGTTCAATTTCTTTACTTTGGGTTCTAACTCAACGCCATTACTACCAAGCACATTATTACTGGTTGTCCTAATGAACCCCTTTACATAATCGTCATTCCTTGTCCTCTCCCTACACCTACTTCTAATTCTGGTCAATTCCTGCTTCAAGATAGAATCTATGCTTGTTTCCGGGGCAAACCAACTATCAAACAACCTATTTGACTCACCAGAGGAAAAGCCCCTTATGTTATTCTGTTTGGTGTATGAAGGATTCTCTCTCATACGTAGAAATTTATATACCGTCTTTTCTTCTGGTTGTTCCTTTGTAAATAATCTGTTAAGAATTCCCATATCTAGCTCCCAAACCTTATGTAGAATTGATTAGATGGGGCAACGCCTCTTGCCACTCTATCACTGTGTTCTTCATTTCTCACCATTTCCGCATATTTATCCCGAAGTGACATCAAATCGGTTAAAGAATATTTCCCAATTGCTTTTCCGCCAATAGAGATATTCTGTTGTGCTATGGTCGCTGAATTAGTTAAACAAGCGTCTATGGCGTCAAGTATTTGCCTCGCTGTTGTTCGCAAGTCAGCCGGTTGTGTCATAGGGTCAGGTAAGATTGTCAACATAAAGGAATCTATCCTATATCGGTTTTCGCCATTATAAGCAAAGAAAAGAGCGGTATAATCGCCGCTTTCATAATCTGCTGTATCTGCTGCCGATATTGTGTAGTGCCACTCACCACCGCTATACACAATTGTTTCAGCCGTATATGCTGTATAGGCGTTGGTAAATGAACACCTACCAGAGTATCCATCGTCGCTGGTATATTCTGTTGTTGGGACCGAATAATAAAATGTATCCCCGGCGTAAAGTCTCATAGATATTCACCTTTCTTGTAGTATATATCACTTTCTGTTTTTGTGTGGTGGTCTTACCAAAAGTTCTTAGTAAATCTCCCGCGAGACCCAATGTTATGTAGGAGCGGGTTCTTAATTCTTATTTCCTGCTGGACTTGTTCGTTTACTAATTCTTCCCTTGTGTGTGGTTGCTCAATTTCCAAGACCCCACCATCTAAGTTGTATCGCTCTCGCATTGCTTTATAATTTGGTCTAAAGAACTCTAACACCCCATAAGCATATACAAGACAGTCTAAAGCTTCGTTCCTTGTAGATGGGTCTTTATGAAATTCGTAAACTTTATATCCATTCTTGTGTTTCTCTACAATACGTTCGCTGGATAGTTGTTCAAAAAAATCAGTGTCGCACCAATCGACATCT